CTCTTGAGGCTTTATGCCCTCCGGTCCATGAAATCCCCACTCTGAATTTACCAATCTCTGGAGCTTTTTCAGACTTCAGATAGGGTGTACCGGGAAATGACTCTTTAGTCCTTCTGAAGAACTTCCCCAGAGAGCCTATAGATATCCTGTAGTCGAATTCATTGTTCTTGACCCACTCTGGATCTTCCTTCTCTCTTGTCCCAAAGACTTTACATCCAAACGACTGCCAGAAGAGTTTTTCAAGTCTTGGATGGCTCTCGATAATAACCTTGTTGGTTTTCATGAGATCAGGGATCATGGAGGCGAACATGATTTCATCTCCCAGACCCTGCTCACCGTAAACAACTACAGTCTTGTTTGGAGTTCCGTCCCACTGAGGTTTACCACCGAGTTCTCTATCTACCCTCATCTTTGAAGCACTGGGCGGGCCTTTTTTAAGACCCCACTCGTGTTCATCCCAGCCTTTCTCCCATTGACCAGACTCCAGAAGTGCTAGTGAAAGATTCCAGTGGGCGATGATGAGTTCAGGATTCTTTTGAATAGCTCTGGAACATAGGTCTATGGCTTTTTCAGGATTAGCAGTCTGAGTGTAAAGACCACCATAGTTCGAAAGTGCTTCTGCCGTCGGATTGAACTTGCAAGCCTTCTCAAGATATTGATAGGCTTTTTCTCTCTGTCCTGCTTTTTTATAAGCAAGGCCAAGGTTTGAAAGGACTTCGCTCTGGTTTGGAAGTTTCTCCAGAGCCCTGTGATAAAGGCTTATCGCAAGACCGATTCTGTCGGTTTGAAGACACAGGGTAGCGTAGGTCGCAATCAGACCTGAGTTATTGGGGTTTTGAGTGAAAAGCAGATCATACTTCTCTTCTGCTTCCTTGAATTTTCCAGCCTTGTGTAGTTCTGTTGCTTCCTCGAATAGTTCCAAGAGGTAGAGGAGGGGCTTGTTAGGCCCCTCCAGTCCTTTTAGCCTGCTACGCCGCCGAGAAGACCAACGACAGTACCAGTCGGTTGAATATCCATCGAGATAACGGTAGTCAGGTAGAAAGCCCCGCCCAGAGTAGAGATGGAAACCAAAGACACAAAAATGTCGATAGTGTCATCCGTACTGTAGGTATAGGGTGCTCCAACTGCCTGAACAGTTCCTGAAGCTCCACCGATTACCATTCCCATTCCAGCGGACAACGAGATGTTGTTCATGTAACGGGAGTTGTTAAGACCGTCCCCAACAGACACTGAAGCCTGACCAGCGTTGTTGGAGCCGACCTGGACGTACAGCGGAGTCCCGCCAGCGGGAATTTTGACCATCTGAATCGTAGTGCCGATAGAAAGGCTTCGGTCCCACGACCAGAAAGAAGTCACCGCTACAAGACCCACACGACTGCCCTTGGGCATCGCCGTAGTTTGAGCTGCATTTGCTGTGAAAGTAGCCATAGTGTTCTCCTCAGTCCGAAGCCGCTGCGACGAAGGCCGTCACTATGCCGTGATCCTTCGGTGTCGTTAAATCAACCGTTGGATCAGTCCCGAACCGCAGCTTCTTGATAGCCCGAATCTCCTGAACTCCGACTCCATGCAGGAATCCATAGTCAGTAAGGTCAGTGGTGGACTTGGTTCTCTGTGCCCAACCAATACCAATAGCCTGAGCACCACACAGATAAACCGGCTCAAGTGCAGTACCAGCAGACCCCGAAACAGCAAGCAAAGGCTGGATCTCTGGGATTTCCCGAAGGATGATCCCGTCCCAAACCAGAGAATCTCCGGTAAAGAGAGGATTGTCTTCCCCACGGATACGAGCATCCCGATTCGCAAGGGTCAGGACGTTGGTAGTGGGGTTGTTCTCAGTCAGGTTTCTCCAACTACGAGAACCTATGAAGGCTACATACCACTCCTGGTCCATTTCCTTGACATAGATGGGCTTGATCTTCGGAGAAGCCTTTTGGGCAAGTCTTTTCATCAAACTCAAAGTCAGCGGTCCAAGCTGCTCACCAGAGCCGATTGAAGCGGCTGCCGAGGCGAAGTTAGCTGTGTAGTTAGCCGTGGTGGACCCGAACAGGACTCGGTCTGCGTTGTTGGTATTCCATGTGGTTCTAGCAGCGCCAGTCGCAGCTTCAAAAGCCGTCCCGTCGATCTCACCCAGACCACTGATGATTGCATCCCGGAGCTTCTTTTGTGCCCATTCCCGAAGTTGGGTCTGAGCTGCCATCCGAAGGTCGATTACAGACTTTTGGTCATCCCAGTCATCCACTGCTACGGCGTGTCTCAGAACGTCCACCGTCAGCTTCATAGACCGGGAACCCAGTCTTTCTTCATTACCACGGAGGGTGTTGTTACCAGTTACACCAGTTCCTACAAGTTCATTTACAAGAGCGAAGGTAACGGAATCGCCCCTCTTCTTGGTCAACTCCTCTTTCAGTTGGATGATCGAGGCTTCGTCTGTGCCCATGTATCTCCGAAATCTGGATGCTCGAACATAGTCTCTAAAAAAATTCGAGTCCCAAATTTGCGGAGTTAACCCAGGCTGTGCATATGTCTGAGCCATTAAATTTCTCCAAAGTTAATAGGGAATGCGTTTCGCCCATATGTCGGCGTCACAAAACGCGCCCATTAACCTTGGCGTCAGGTGCTGCTACTGCTACGTCCCTCTAGGTGGACGGCACCTTACTACGGCCTTTCTGGCAGCATCACTTTTATGCGTCATCTCTTTTCAAGATATCGTTCAAGTCTGGCGGCCCGCCCCAGACGGTCTTTTGCTGATTCTTGCCTCTTACGTCAGATAAAGTACTGGGGATGGCTTCGCGCTCTTCACGAAGTTTCTTCTCCTTTTCCTTCAATTCTGACTCAAGCTTGATACGAATTTCCTTCTCAAGCTTCTCTACTAGCTTATCTCTACTACCGACTTCTTGCAACTCCTTGTGATCCTTGGCAGTTTTATAGGCGAATTCTCCGGGGTCTGGAGATTGAAGCCACTGTTGATAAAGACCGGGAATCTTGGCGACCATTTCACCAAAATAAGTGACCTTCTCATCGAAGTCAGGGTGTTCTTTGCGGGCCATCATTTCAGCCACCCGAAGGGTCATTACGGTTTCTCTCTCGGTCTGCTTCTGCTCCCAAGCCTTGTGTAGTTCTTCTTGGGATTTGAAGTGCTCTTCCGGAGCTTCCCAGAACGGTTTATCGGGCTTCTTGACAGGAACTTCCTGAGCCTTCCTTTCCAGATCCTGCCTCTTGCGTCTTTCATCCTGAAGTGCAGCCAAGAGGGCTTTTTCCTTGTCGGAGAACTCCTGTTTTGGAGCTTCCTTTGGAGTCTCTTTCGGCTTTTCTTCAACCTTTTCTTCCTTGACCTCTTCTTTCTTGACGAACTTACCCGTACCGTCCCTGACTCGACCTTGAGCGGCTTCTTCCTTCTCCTGATGCCTGATATTGGCATTGTCACTCTCGACCTTTACAGGCTCTTCCTTGGGAGCCTCTACAGGGGGTTTCTCCTCCAAGATATTATCCAAACTCATCTGATCCATTTAAGTCTCCTTTATCGCCCGTTACCCGGCGGCGGCAATCAAAAGCATAAACAGCTCTTCGTCCTCAGTTTCGATTTTCTTGCGTAGTAACTGCCCAATCTCTCTTTCGACATCAAGCATGGACATCTGAGAAATTGGCTCAAATGTTCCACGGGGAACATCGGTTGTAAATTCTTGCGCAAGCCTCGCAGCAATTTCAATCTGCGCATCTTGGAATTCTTCGATTCTTTCTTCATGTTTCTTGAGTTTTAGCTTCTTCCGCTTTACATACCCGGTAGGTTTATAGACCCCACCACCTTCTATTCCACCAGCACCAGTCTTTGTTACATCTACAACTACCGTCCCACCAGACGTGCCAGTGTTGAAAATGGTGTTATTGAAGATGATGCTATTGAATATACCGCTCATGTTACCCAGCGCACATACAAGTCACGTTTGAAAACCTAGAATGTGCTTGCAAAGGAGAACTTTATGAAAAGCAAACCCAAAGCGAAGACGCTTGTTAAACCCAAACCTCAAGCCAAGCAGAGCCTGAACTCCCGCATCAAGGCTCTGGCAGACTCTATGGCAGCCGGAAATCATGTCAGTCCTGCCGACCTGATGGCCCTGATTCAATAGGCTCCATCTTTCTGGGTTCAAGAACGCAGTGCAGTTCAGGACCGGTTTGTAAGACGGTCCCGATCTTGAAGTATTTCCCCAGTTTTTCCTCCCACCAGTCTTTATCCTTCTGAATCAGGTGAGCATTTCTTCCGTCTGGCAGTTCTTTGTCAGCCGGACCTGTGTCTATGATCGCAAATACCATCTTGTCAGCACACCTTACTAAATCCCCAAGGACGTTATCCAGCATCTCAGGTTCTACATGTTCTAAAACATCAAGACATACGACCAAATCAGCTGTACGTGGGACTGAGTCCTTTCCAGGTATTGCAGGGTCGTACTCCCAAATAGGAAATGGTAAAGACTGAGCCAGAGTCCCCTTACCACAACCGTAGTCCAGAATTGACCTCGTTTTGAGTGCTTCTGAGAGCTTCAGAACTACTTCTTTTCTAGCCCTACCCCCTATCCCATAGACAGGGTTTAGGTGCATCTTGCGGTTGAGTTCTGTGTATTCCTTGGTGATGGTTACCGGGGTTGAAAATGCTATCACCGCTTTGGGCTTGGTCTTGATCTTCTCACCTGACTTTTTGTGAACCATGTGCTGTAAAAGACCCTCTCCATGCATCTTTATTTTCACGTCTGGGAGTTGTTCTACTTCGTGGAAGAAGTTACGTGCATAGTCAAGCATCACTGGCTCGCAGTAGTACATCTTTCCATCGAAAGGAGCCTCATAAATTATCTTGTTTTCATTAGCATGTTTTCCTGCATGATGACTCTTGCAGTCCTTTGGAAAGGAACAATCCATTCCGAATATATTGAAATTCCTATAACCCAAAACTCTTGCTATTACCATACATCTCATTCCTACGTTATTACCACCTGTGAAAACCCAGTCTCCTCTTGGATAGACAGTTGGCAGTGTCTTATCAGTTTCTCCGGCATATATATGCCAGAGCTTGACATTGAATCCTTCCAACTTATCGAGAACCTTTGAATGTATGCATGAGGCCATTAGATACTCAACATCTCTATGAGGCTTTAATTGCAGATGCTTATGTTCTCTTGGGTCAAGATCAACGTGCCAAGTAGGAATAATCCCTCTCTCAATAAGAAAATCATGCGCCCCAGAGCAGGTCATGATCTTCTTGAAACTCTTGATCGTCTTCCATGTCTTTCTCAGAGAAGGGCCGTAACAGACAATGGCTATTTCTTCGTCATAAGTCCTGTCAGCAGGTTGAACCCTTCCCAAGATACGTGAATTCGCCAGCAGCATCTGTTCTGTTCGTCTCTCCGCTGAGATGCAGTATGAGGTTTCTACCTTGGTTTTCAGGACATCAAGCTGCTTCAAGCTCCCCTCCATATCATCCCGAAAGTCCCAGGTCTGATAATAGCTTGAGCAGAAGTACCACCGATACCAGCGTTTGCTTGGAGTTGCAGAGTCCCAGTAGTAGATACCTGACAGACACCTTCTATCTTGGCGTAGAAGTCTGTAGCCGCCGTCTGACATGAAAGAGCTTGAATCTTCGTTCCAGTGGTCGCTATAGCACCGGTAAAGAGTTGCGCTACTCCATTAGCAGCAGAAGGTATCTCAGCTTGAGCGGCGAAGGTCTTCATTCCGGGGAAGGTCAGGGAAAGTCCCAAACCGCTTGTAGTAGATGCCATCTGGTAGATAATCATGAATTTGAAGGCGTAGGTGTTATTCGCCCCTACCGAGAAAGCCTGCCCCGAGACGTTTGTAAGGGCAGATACTGAAATAGTCTGTGCTCCAAGCATCACGATCTTGGAAGCTGCAATGGATGTCATTTGAGCGGAAATCGTAGAGACTTGAACGCTCAAGGTATTCAACTGCGCTTGCATGGCAGAATTGGAAACGCTCAATGCGCTCAAGCCAGCAGCTACGACAGATACAGCGGCTGACACTGCCGTGACCTGCACGCTAGTAGTCGATAGTTGAGCCGCGACGACTGAAACAGCCAGTGACAGAGTGCTAACCGCTCCAGAGGCTGTGTTTATCTGAGAGGCACGAAGCGAAATCTCATTCGAAAGTGCTGCCGCTACTACTGAAACGGCAAGACTCAGCGTTGAGACAGCGCCGGAGGCGGCATTATCACCGGCAATCCTTGCTGCCGTTTCTGCCGACAGAGCAAGGCTCAAGGTACTGACAGCACCAGACGCTGTATTGATCTGTGCCGCTCTTAGAGAAATCTCATTGGATAGTGCAGCAGCTACTACTGATACGGCCAGTGACAAGGTGCTCACCGCCCCTGAGGCAGCATTGTCTCCAGCTATGCGTGCTGATGTCTCATTGGAAAGCGCGGCAGCGACAACGGAAACTGCGAGGCTCAAAGTGCTCACAGCACCTGAAGCAGTGTTGATCTGTGAGGCTCTTAGGGAAATCTCATTTGAGAGATTGACTGCTACTACAGATACCGCAGCGGAGACATTTGTTACCTGAATGCTCAGGGTTGAAAAATCCGCCTGAAGGCTTATGAATTCTGCTGAAGTTGGGTGGACTTCACCACCGCCTATGCCTGCAACCGTAACGCTCAGAGCAGAAAGCTGTGCGGCTACTACTGAAACCGCAGCACTCACCGCATCCAGTGAGGTCTGGTCGGCTACATTTACAAGCGTGTGATTTTCATTCCACTGGGCAGCCTGAACAGACTTACCGGGATCGTCCGGACCTTGTACTGAAGTAGCGTGTCTGACTGAGGCCATTAGAAGATGAAATTAAGGAAAGGAGTTGAAGTATCGCCAACGGCGAAGTCTCCTGCTACCCAGTCATCAGATTTTGCAGCAGCAGCATTGGTCTGTATTCCTGGTTTCCCGCTTGCTATGGATGACTCGCTTGAAACAGTAATGATTGTTCCGCCGTTTTCCTTGCAAACAATCGTCGAACCTTGCATTTCAATATAGACAACATCGCCACTACTCGGAGTCCCGCCAGCAGTACCAATCGAGGTATAGACACCACCCACACACTTGTAAGCACTATATTGCGAGCCTGCGTTGAATCCTCCATAGCACAGGTAGAATGTGTCCACAGCGTTTGATCGCACTGTTGGACCGCCATTATCTGCGGGTGCGGCAGATGTCGCCGTGGTAATTTGTGAGTATTGGTCTGTAGTACTTCCTGACCAAGTCGTGATGACAGCGACACAGTTTCCACCATTACCCGTTACCTGATTGCTGGCGACACTGACATCGGTAAATCCTGAAAGCTTGGTCCATTTGGCACCTGAAGCTCCAGCAAGAGCACCATCACTATAAGTAAAGCTATCTTGGTCTAACTGAGGCATTTAGAACACTTCGCCCATAAGGGTGATAGGTGGTAGTTGCACCAGAATTATCCTCAACACCTGACGAAGCTTCATTGAAAGCGTGATATTCGCTGTATTCAGATTAAGTGATACAGCAGCACTCAGCATTGCATCACGTTGTGCTTGAGTAATATCTGAAAACAACGTCTCCAATGACATATCAAAGAAGAAAGCTGTCAATTCACGCGCCTCGAAGCGGGAAATATATTGAAAGAACTTGAGTACGTTCCTGATGATGTCCCTATAACTGTGTCCTGCGTTGATCCAGTCTGCGGGGATGTTTAGAGCCTCCAGAGTAGCTTGTACTGTTGTTAGGTTAGCTCCAACATTTGAATCCAGATTCGCTGGAATGACTACTACATCAGGATGAGAAGCGATCTCAGCCTGTTGTGCAGTTGTTACATTAGCCCCAACAAGAAATGAACCGTCCCAGCCAAAATCCTTCCACTCGGCTTGAATAGAATCCCCTGGATGAGTCTGGGACCAGTCTGCAAAATACTTCGGACGGATTGCATCTTGTGGTCCAGAACCTGAACCAACTGAAGGAACTAGGCAAAATCGCACTGTCATGACTTATCCTTAATGAGTTGTAGCCGTCAAAGTAGCCCCAGAGGAACTCTTGGCTGTAATCGTCTTGGGTTTGGAAATCTCTTTAACCAAAGACTCCATATGCTTGTCTCTTGACTCCATAGCCTTTGTGAATGTATCGACCATGCCTTTCATGGTTTTAAGTAGTTCAGGAGCTACCGCTTCTCCGTCTACTTCTTTCTTCGCATCGGCCTCTTTTTTCATCTTCTGCTTTTCAATATCGAGCTTCTTGTTCTCGTGGTCGTCAGTCATGGCGATCTTCGCTGTTTCATGCCTGTGCTGCATGGCGAGTTTATTGGTTTCATGTTTATCGTTCAGTTCCAATTTCTTCGTCTCTATCTCCAAGTCAGCCTCTGCCATCATCCGCTTGATTTCTATTTCGGCAGCAGCCTTTTCCCTGGCAAGCTGTAGTTCAGCCGCTTGTGCCTCTCGCTGAAGCTGTAGTTCGGCCTCTTTCTCGGCTTTCTGCATTGCCATCTTCGCTGCTGAAGCCTGTTGGTCTGCCTGAATCTTCGCGCCTTCTACCTGTGCTCCAGCCTTCAATTGCTGGTTCTCCTCCGTTGTCTTTTGCAGTTCTTCCTGCATTTTCTTCATCTGCTCCTGGATCTGCGGAGGGACTTGTGGTTGCTCCTTCATCATCTTCAAAATACGAGACTTGTTCGTAAGCGGAGAAGCCTCTATCACTGCCATGGGAGGTATTGGAAACCCCGATTTCACCATCTCACCCAAGGTCTGAAAGTCCTCGATCTGCGAAGTAATAGCGTCTGGTACATCGTCTAGGACTAAGTCAACGTCCATCTCTACTATGTCGTTCTGGGTATGGACTACCTCTTTGGACATGGGGTCCATGGCTATCTGCTGCTGAAGCTGTGCAAGGGCTTGAGGATCGGCACCTTGCTCCTGAGCGGTCTGGAGAGCAAGCTCACCCCTTGTCATGGGTTTGTTAAGACCCACCCATCTCAAATTCTGCTCATCATCGGTGACTCTGATCCACTTCTCTGCCTTCCAATACTGATGGATTCTGTTCCAGACCTTCTTATAGACCCTGTAATCCCAACCTTTGAGAACATCGAATACTGGAGCCAACTCGGTCTTGCCAGCGGCTTCTCTTGCCAGAAGGGCTCGTCCTGAAGCATCCTGATTGGTAGTCTTGCCCATCAAAGCAGCATTCGCCCCTACAGCGTCTATCTCTTGTTTGGCTTCGGTCAATAGATTGAACTGCGCCGCAGCCATATCTCCGGTCTTTAAAACTTCGAACTCCATCCCAGGAGTCGTTTCGATATACCCGTCAGGTTTGGCTAGTTCCTTACGGGCCTTTTCAACGTCTTCTACAGCGCCCCTTTCTCCCCTTACCTGTCTGACAGACATCAAGTGAAGTGCCTTGCTCCTACGCTTGTTGATCTCGTCCTGCATATCAAGAAGCTGTCTCACAGCACCGTAACGCCCTCCATCACGGTCAACAAAAAGAGATGCGTATTCGTAAGGCCATTCAGTTTCTTCCTCTTCGTTCTTGTAGGGAGAGATTTTTGGCTTCTCAAGATAGCCAGTTTTAGTAAAACAAGAGTAGTAAATATCACCCTCTTTGTTATAGTAGATTTCTACTATTTTCGCCCTCTTTCTTTTTGAATCGAACCAACGTGGTTTGTCTTCAAAAGCAGACGACCCATCCAGCATGGAATTGAGAACGTCCTTGCCTTCAGGGTATTGGTCAATGGCTTCGTCAAGGTCCATCCACACTATCTGACCGGCATATCTGGAAGTCTTTTCAGTGACGTGCTTTGTACGGCAGTGCGGGTCGTAGAACTGTCTATCGCAAGGTATGTGATTGATGATTACCTTGTAGTCTTTTTCATCCTTCTTTGAAGGTTTTACTATGACCTCACATCCACCGGACATTTCGATCAACATGTTCTCAAAAGCAGAAGACCTCACAGTCTCGAAAGAATTGTCTTTTAGAACGAACCTGATTGACTCAGTAGCGGCCTCTGAAGCTTTTTCATGCTTTTGAGTCCTTGGGAAGGCTTTAGCCGTAGTCCTGTTTGTAGTCTCCATCCCCATCAGGGAGTCGATTTTCGGCTTGATCCTATTTGAGACTGTAGGGGCCTGTTTCTGAGCCTTGAGTTTTCTGACCTCGGCCTCGGTCCATTGTTTCGAGTCGTAGTAGTCGCGACTTTTCTCAGAAAGTGCTCTTGAGTCCTCCATCGCGTCTTCGAACTCAGTAACCCACTCACACAAGACTCCGTGATCTATCTTAAGGTCGTCGCTCATACCACTCTCCATTCTTCAGCGTGCTCTTCTTCTGCAAAGAGCCAGTCCTTTACTTTTACAGCATCTTTATCTACGTGTCTCATCCAAGGGCGGCTCATGCACGCATACATTGTATCGTCACCGCAATGGTCTTCTTGGTCTGTATCCACAGCATCTTCTTTAGTGGAAAGTCTATGCTCATCAAGCACCAAGTCTGGAATTGTTCTCCAAAAACCATCATGACAATTTTCTGTAGCAAAAAGCATTGGACCTTCATCATTGCCTGCAATTCTATTTCTTGTCTCTATATATCCGTTATGACGAGAACCAGGACCCTTGGCAGAAGGCTTGAAAACGACCCCATACCTATTAAATGTTTCAGCAATAGATGGACCTCCATCCACCTTCCAAATGCTGGAGTCAGCAACTCTATAGGCCATTCTTCTTTCATCTTCACGCTTCAAAATACCCAAGGCAACTTCCCTGACATCCATGCGCTGGCCTTCATCTGGTTTTCCAGTCCACCCATACCATTCATCAAACCTTATCATTGAACCGCGTTGTGGCGTCTTATCTCCTATAGCCAAGCTACCATCTGATATTGTCCACATACCGTATGAGAAAGGTTTAGAACTCCCCCAATCGAAACTCCCAAAGCATAACCAGTCTTCAGGGGGGTCGAAGGGCTCAAGACTATGTGTAGAACGGTGAAGCTTCTCGAAGGCTTGACCTGCCACGAGATTCCAGTCCCCTTCGAGCATTGCCCGTACCAGACTATCGGTTCCAAGCCCTTTAAGTCTGTCTGCATAAGTGGGATCGTCTTTGGTAAGGTGAGGGTTATCTGAGAGCTTTGCAGGGATAAATTGTCTCAACATCCCCCCTTCGTCTGAAGAAGCCCTCCAGAGTTCATTATGAGGTTTAGGGGTTACGAAAGTCCTCTTGACCCAAGCATGACCTATTGACCCAGGATTAGAGGCTGTTTCTATCCGGGGGAGCATACTTTTGTACTTCTCAGGCACTTCAAGACCTGCCCTGCGGACGCGAGAACGAAGAAATCTATACTGGTATTCGGAGAAATGTGTTAGTTCGTCAATACAAAGTACATGTATTTCCGCCCCTCTATACTTTTCGACATCGTTTTCACTGTCGCAGTAGCATAGATGGAGAATGGCTCCATTCCAAAACTCAAATTCATTTTCTTGCGCTCTATACTTAACGTCTCCGCTTTGTAAGAGATCGGCAAGGATGACAAAAAAGGATGTCGGTCCGCGTAGATGGTTGTCTCGTAAGTCTGGGAGGGTCCGTCTGAAGAAATACACTTGAATACCGGATACTTCCATGCACCATCTGATCGCCGAAACTCTGAGAAGGTAGGATTTCCCTCCTCCGGCTGCTCCGCCATATAGAACCTCTGTTGCAGAAGTTTGAAAGGCTAAACCCTGACGGGGTTCAAGCCTGATGCCGTTCATTGGTGCGGAAGTCTGCGCCTTTCCTTAACTTCTTGTCAAACAAGTGTTTTTTACAATAGGTCTTCACGACCTCATAATCATCAGTATCCCAGACGATTTCCTGCCTCTCATTTCTAAAGCTCAACTGACTGCCTACAGGGAAGCCCATCCTGTCCCACTGGGCTATCAGAGCGTTGTATTCCTTCTCCGGGCCTTTAGGTAGCTGGAAAGACAGGTAAGGAGCCTCAGACAGCCAGCATAAGACCATCGGGCCGTTTCCCACAGACAGATTCATCTTAGCCTGTGAGTAAATCGCCATCCGCCTTTCAATGGGTAGTGGAAGCTCTTCAGACTCTTCGAGTAGATAGACTTCTTCACCCTCTGACTTGAGCCACTCAGCTACCTTGAGCCAGTCAGGGCTTGAATTCCTCCATTCGTTTCTGAAGGACTGTCTCAGTGTGATGGTTATGTATCCAGACTTCTCGATTGGTACTATGGATCTTAGTTTCGTGATCCTTTGGGTCTTTTGGTAGAGTCTTTCTACCTCACCAGTCGAGTAACCCAATACATCTCCTTGAATCTCTCTACCCACGGAAAAACTCAAGTCAGCAAGATCGCATATAGGAACTAGGATATTCGCCCAACGCCTCCAGCCTATCTTTGCGGGGTATTTCCACTCCGTCATGGGTTTATCTATTACGAACCTGATTTCCTCATATCCTAAAGTCTTCGCCATCACCGCCGTACAGGCGAAATCAAAGGTAGTCGGCATTACCGAGAGGTCGTAGAGGACTATTTTCGACACCAGACGCATCTTTCTCTGTGTTTTCCCATGGGATATCCAAGATGAGAAAGGCAATGTTCAAAAAACTCCACAGCATCTGGACCTAGAGCGAAAAGCCTGTCTATGAGCCACTCAGGCATCTTTTCTGGCTTTCATCATTGAAGTGTCCCCGATGCCGAAAAACTGGTCGGACATTTGATTTGGCTTACCCGTAATTTTCGATACCACTTCAAATGCTTGACAGATAGTTTGCTCAATCGTGCTGTATTTATACGTCCCGAGACGCCCGATGGAATATACATTTGGCGGTAGGGAAGCCAGATATTTCCCCACGGTAGCCATATTTGCTTTGGTGAGATAAGGGTAGAGCTTGTTCTTATGCGAAGGGGTCTCAATGACCAAGAGGGTGTCTTCAGATTCATGATAGGTCAGTTTTTTGAACTCGGTTATCCTGGTATGAGGTTCAGACCCTGCGTAGTGGCAGAATCTTATATCAGCCGGAAAGACTTGCTTGCAGGGAAGGATGATTACCTGAAAGTCTCTGCCGACATAGGGAAGTTCCCCGAACTCAAATGCACAAAATTCGTCAATAGGAGTGGTATTTATTACAACGTCATAGTTCATCGGCCAAGGATGAGTCGGCACTACGATTTCGCTAAAAGCTACCTCAACATTCTCAGTCATCTTCTCAAAATACTGGTTGTACCCGTCATGAGCGTATGGATAACCTATGATACTGTCCTTATACGTTCCCTTTGGCCCTGACTCTATGGGCTTGTCTTTGGCTGACCACTTGAAGATGTCGAAAATCTTATTGTCTTCGATCATCCACATCTTTTTGGAGTAGTTGTTGACGAACATGTCATACAGCGTCCGCCCTACACGGTTTATCCAGTATTCCTCGAAATCTTTAGGCTCAGTCGAATTATCTCTTTCGCCAAGTTCTTTTCTGATCTGCTCATACTTCCCCATTTGGGGTAGGTCATCTTGATGTATTGGGTAATGGAAAAACCTCCCCTCCGTTTCGACAAATGTTCGTAGTTCGAACGGGAACCGCCTGATCGGCGTGAACGAATTGACCCAGTCGAAGACTTTTTGCGAGTAGCCATAATAGACCCTTGGCCCGTATTGAAACGGATGACCTCCATATAAGAACGTCCTGCAACCTCCTCCTAGGTGGGGTTCCTTTTCGATGAGGGTAACTTCATAACCCTCCTTCTGTAGAAGGTAAGCTGTAGTAGTCCCTGCAAACCCGCCTCCAAGAATGAGAGCTTTAGGCATTTTTGTAGCATGATTTGCAAATATCAGGAATCTTGCCGTCTATGTGAGCCTGACGGAAATCAACGTATTCCTTACTCTTCCAGTTCTGCATGAACGTCAATTTTCCACCACCAAACTCAAACCGACTTGGATCACCCACCATACAGCAAGGTACTGTTCTTAAGTCTGAGGTCACTACAGCTCTCTCAAAAGGCCACGGACAGCGGTGTTGCATCAAATCGGTGTCGAATTTATCGTTGACATCCCAGAAGGAGAGCTTGATGAACTTGTTTCTGGCTGTCTCCATCAAGTGGCCAATATAGTCCTCACTCAGGTTGACCATTTCCTCTTCGTTTCGCTTCTTTAGCTCAGGATCGGCCCAACCGTGCATATTCATACTAAAAACGACATTCTTGAATCCCATGTACTCCGCCAGATGAAGATGCTCTGCTAAGTTTCTATAATTGGCCTTCTGCACCAGTGTCCACATCTTAGTTCTCGTCCCGGCGCAGTAGTCATTCAGCATCTTGGCGTTTTTGATGACCTGATCGAAGTCGCTTTGTATCCTGATGCCTTCAAAAGTCTTCTGATCGGCCCCATCTATGCTGATGTCGATTTCGTTCACATCTGAGTCGATCAATTTCTTGTAGTTGTCCCTCAAGTGAAGAAGTGAGGCATTGGTAGTCATCCTCACCCAGATATGCTTTGATCTTGCATACTTGACCATCTCGAAATACTCATCCCCCTGCATCAGGGCTTCGCCCAGACCGTTCAATTTGATCTCTACCAACCCGTATTGCTCGTCAATGAGCTTCTTGAAGTCCTCCAAAGACATGTCTTCGGCTCTTTTACCGTGCTTCCACTTGGAGACTGCGCACATGGTGCAGGCGAAGTTACACCGGGAGCAGTTTTCAATGTCCAGTTTTATAGGGAGATATTCTATTGTCGCCCTCCAGCCAAGATTCTTGGTCTGGATGTAATTTCTGTAGTTATCGGACTTCCTGCGGTCCATATTCACGCACAAGTCACGCTCTTGGGCGTAGGCGAGAACTCCAAGGGCAGGCTCAGGACGTGGGAGTTTCATTGAGAACTCTATTGATTGTTTGCACGGAATCAGAACAGTCTTTACCCCAATAGTCACTATGATAGTAGGTCAATCCGACGCCCTCTCCAATTAGCAACCATTCATTTGCGTAACGAATCGCTTTTTTCAAAGCTAGAATCTCATCTGATTCTGTCATTTGAATCCTATCCCGAAAAGGTACTGACACATCGGATCAAAACCAGTTGTTAGAGTCTCGTCATTCATTCCGAACATGATTACGTGCTTCCAGTATTTCTTCATTTTCTGCCGTAGTTGGCTCTTGGTGACGCAATTAACGTGTGCCGCTTTGGAGACCGGCGAAGCATACGCCTGAGATTCAAGACTAGGCGTGCCGATGATGCACATGTCCGAAAAGAACGCCAAGTTCCGTAGGAGGGTATCCTCATCTTTTATATGCTCGAAAACATCGAGACAATAAACTGCATCGAATCCTGGTTGACTCAAAACTGTAGAGTCCATGATAGACCACTGTTGGAAGTAGATATTCCACTTCTCTGAGTTCATCTGCTTGGCAAGGTCTATTGCAATAGGATTGTTGTCCATCCCCACCAGATGATTGACATGCTGTCTTACGATTCTTGAGAAGAACCCATCGTTACATCCAACCTCAAGGACTTTATCCTTACCTTCTACCATCTTGGCGACGAACTTGTATCTTGCGGTGGTGAAAGCGAATCTCTTGGGGTCTTGATCCCAGCTATATCCAGCCATCGAGCCTTCTGGGAACATCAGTAAAGCTCCCTATGAACGACAAACATCACTGGTGAGTCTCCGAAGATGGCTTTCTTCAAAGAACGATAGGCAAATTCCGGGTCTTTAGGGACTACGACTTCCCAACCACTCATTTCCTGAAACCATTTTGTGAAATCCTTGTTCTGCTGCGGTCCCTGTCCTTTTCCATGACCCACTATTGGCATGATTACCAGTGGAAGTTTCACTCCGCACTTCTTTCTCCAGAGAGGGATGTGATTCACCAGTGCATCCATTCCCACCATGCAGAAGTCGAATCTCTCGTGGATCATGACAGGTCTTTTACCAGCCAGAGAAAGTCCCATCGCTGAAGAGTTCATCAGGTTTTCAGCCACCGGGTAAGTAATAACTTTATCCGAATACTTAACCCACAAGCCTTGAGTAAGCAAAGAATGATCATGTCTAACAAGTTGACCACATAACAAAACATCAGGAGTTTGAAGAGCTTCATCGAGAGCTTTGTTTATTGCTTCGGAAAATAGCAATGATCGCCCTCCCGCTCATAACAGACTTCTATGAAATATGGTTCATTGTGACGCCCGAACTCAAAACCTGAGTTACCTGAAATCTGCCTCGTAGATATACCGAAAGAAGACACCCTCTTGCAAAGATGTCCAGAAGCTCGTAAATGCCTTACCCCTTGTCCAACACCGACTGTTGATACCTCCGAGTCCGCCTGCCTCTCCTGAATCGGCACATTTATAGACAGTCCGTTATTTTCACAGATGAAGGTGATGGGGAGTTTTTTCAGTACCGAGAAGTTCAGTGATTCCCAAAATACACCCTGTTCCGTCGCAGCATCTCCGAAACAGCAGAAGACGATATTTCCACTTCCTCTAAGCGCAAGAGCCGTCCCAACAGCAATACCAATCGACCCGCCCACGATTGAGCTGGCGTGAAAATTGATAGAGGGATCAGAAAAACATTGCGATCCGGCCAGTCCTCCATTGATGCCGGATTCAAGTCCGCATATTTCATCCCACAAGCGGTCTTCGCTCCCACCCTTAGCAAGATAGTGCGAGTGGTTTCTGTGCGTGGAAAACACCCAATCGTCTTTCCGAACACAAGCATGAAGAGCTTCTGATATGTCTTCACTACCAAGACTAAGGTGAACTGGACACCTAATCTTGTCCAGATTCTGAAGAATTCGATGCTCGAACGCACGAAGTCTTTTAGAGAACCGTCCTGACATACCCTAGAGCTTTGAGTGCGCGCCAGCAGGCCCCGTAAAGGAGCGAATACCCTTGAGATGCACCGTCAACATAGATGTGGGCTAGTTCTGCATCATCTGAATTACGACCAAGTACAGCAGCACCATGCAGGCCAGACTCATCCCCAACCCCAATAGCGCAAATAGGCTCCACAGGAGCTTTATAGTGTCTTTCATGCTTGGAGAGGAATTCTTCTGCTGTCTTCAACGAAATTGCCATTATTTGCATAGTCTTTGAGTCCTTGTTCAAGTTCGATATGGTCATACCAGCCCAGTTTTCTCATCTTGTCGCTGTTCAATAGGTAGGCATGGTCTTTACCCAGTCTGTCCATCTTGAATTCGACTTCACCCTTACCAAGTATTCTGATTATCATCCTCACGACTTCGAGGATCGAGTGCGTTTTCTGGGTTGAGATGTGATACGTTTCCCCGACTTGACCTTCTCTACTGAGTATCCAAAGCGCCTTGCAAGCGTCCAGAACATGAATGAAAGAACGCTGAGATTTTCCAGTTCCGTGGATCGGGAATTTTTCTCCTTCTCCAAGTAAGCTGAAAGCTTTAGGTATGAGTCTGAAAGGTTGCTGTCCAGGGCCATAGATATTAGCCGTCCGAGTGATAATCATTGGAAACCTGTACGCCTTCCAGTATGTATACAGAAGCATATCCGCTGAAGCTCTGGAGACGGCGTAGGGGGTGGTCGGAAGGTAGTCTCTGCGTTCCTTGATCCAGCTCGTGTTTGAACCGTAGACCTCGGGAGTGCCTATATGTATATAGAGGCTTACCTCTTTCTTGCGTATCTCCTCAAATAGCCTGTTCGTGAGGACGATGTTGGTTTGGAGCCATCTTTCTGGGTCTTCCCAAGATTCGGCAACAAGACTCTCGGCAATGAAGTTGACGATAACGTCCGCTTGAGGAAGTCTGAAGTCTTTTCTGAGATCAAACTCTGGCCGAGCAAGCCCTTGGGCGTCTTCGCCTTTTTCATGGAGGAATTTGAGAAACGATTTCCCATAGAAACTCGAACTGCCTAAAACCAGATACTTCATAACATTGGACAAATTTCTTGCTGCCATTCATCAGGCATTTTATTTTTCTTTCTCTGATTATCAGAGGCAGTCAAAACTCTAAGATTATTATCAACGTGAAGACCGCAAACAGTTTTCCCTTGCAATGGATAGATATGATCTACCTCATGGGGAATGCCTGTCTCTCTGGTCTTTCTAGAAGCAGCTATATAAACGCCTTTAATCGCAGATAAATCTGCCCATTCTGGAGTTGCCTTTAGCTTCGCTGACAACCTTTTCGCCTGTTTGGCATTAGCTAAACCGGCATTTTCCTTAAACCACTTCCTGTTTTGCTCCCGATATTTCTCTTTATTAGCATCCCTACATTTCTTTGAAAAAGCACACATCCTATCGGGGTGTTTTTTTGCCCACTCTGCATTTCTCTTTTTATAAATTTCCTTGTTTTTCTGGTAGTACGATGCTTGTTTCTTTGCATAACATTGTTGGCACTGAAGAGAATATCTCTTAGCTGGAAAAGCCGTCTCTGATTTTTCAATTCCGCAAATTTTACATTTCTTCATTTGGCAACAATACCCAATGTTCTCATGTGCGCCAAGTTCATCATATTAGGTTGAGGTCTCAAGCCTTGCTTGTAGGCTTCGGTGATCTCGGCTATAGCTACCCCGACAGACTTCTTTGGTTTGAAACCCGCTTTCAGGAGCTTTGTAGAGTCTATCCTGTAGCTTCGCTTGTCAGCCACCTTGGTAATCTTGATCTCGCAGGGGATTCTCTTTGCTATTTTCTCTGCGGTTTCCATCACCGACAGATTCTCCCAGCCTGCGTTGTAGATACCTCTGACTTCGGGATGTTCGAGGAGCCACACGTATAAGTCTGTGATGTCGTCTATATGTATATTAGGTCTCATAAGATCCCCCCCATGTTCTCCACAGTGGGCGGTGATCTCACCCTTCTCCAAGGCTTGCATGGTAAGCATATTGACCATCGTATCAAGTCTCATCCTGGGGGAGACTCCGCAGACAGTCGCAGGGCGGATGATCTGGACCAGCATCTTGTCCGAGTAGGACAGAAGGACTCTCTCGGCGCACATCTTGGTCTTGTTGTAGTCGGAGACAGGTTCAAGCGGTAGGTCTTCGGTAATCGACCCAGCACCTTTAACCCCATAGACGCTTGCAGAAGAAGCGAAGATGAACTGCTTCACTCCTGACCTCACGGCCCAGTCTGCGAGTCTCATCGTCCCTAAAACATTTACCTCCCAAGTCAGCTTGGCATCGAGTTCTCCACAGGGGTCGTTTGCAATACCAGCCAAGTGGATGATTGCGTCTGCCGGGGCATCTGGAAGCAGTGGGTCCATCACATCCCTGATATCCATCTTTAAATCAGGACGCCCACCGAACCAACCTATATCCAAGGTGATGACTTCATGCTTCTCTACGAGTTTTGGAAGAAGAACAGAACCCTTATAACCGTGAGAACCTGTAAGGAGAATTTTCACGATGAAATCATACTTCCGACGACAGCCCCAACAACGAAAGGCATGAATGAACTTGTTTCCTCGTGGATTTGTTGTGTCAGTATTGAACTTGAAGATGATCCAGGGACGTTTATTGGTGAAGAAAATTCTTTCGCGGTGTTAATCCTCCTCGCAACCTCATTGATGTCATCTGTCACCCCCTGTACGGAAGTTCTCCCTGCAAAAATTTCCACTCTTACCTTACCGTCAAGAATTCCAATCCCAGTAACGGCAGCTGCTTCTACATAAACTATGTCTTTCCCTTGACTCAATTTAACTAACATGTCAGATCACCGAATGAATGAGTGACAGATGGGCTATCTCTACTATCCCATAGTCTGTAGAGGGAACGACGAAGTTGAGTTCCCCCATCGTTTTAAGTTTGTTCTGGGCGGTCTTTACCATGCCTGTGAAGGTGAAGAGTCTCATTTGTTTTTCTTTCGCTCGCTCCGCTGCACCAATGATATTTCTACTACCCCCCGACGAACTGATCGCCACCAGCACATCACCGGAGAACCCATAGAATTCCAGTTGCTTTGAGAAGATTTTTTCGTACCCAAAGTCATTCCCCAGCATCGTGATGGTAGGGAAATCGTTAAATGCAATGGCCCTGACTCCACCATTCTTGCTGATGTCGGCTGCCATGTGTGAGGCGACTGCTGAACTCCCCCCGTTCCCGATGAAGATGACCTTCTTCCCGTTTTTTGTAGCTTCGTCAAATGCCCCCCTCATGTTGTGTAAGGAATCGTGAAGACTTCCCTCAACCATCGTCTCCCGGATCGCTTCTCTAAGCGCCTGGAAGTAAGCTTTTAAGTCTCGTTGAACCAAAGATTTTTTCACCAAGAAACTTCACCTCTATCCCACGGTCCAAGCAATACCGCTCTTCAGGAAGCCGACCTTCGTACTCTTTGCCCTTGACATAGATATCGGGTTTGACTAAATCAATCGCTTTGTAAGGTCCAGAGTCGTAGATGATCCTCACTTCATCGACACATCGTAGTTGTTCAAGCTGTAGAGCCCGGTCCTCATCTGTAAAGATAGGGTGTCCGTGTTTCGACATGAACCCCCCGGAGGTAATCGTTACCACTAGATGCCCCCCCAAAGACTTTGCTTCCAACAGATGTTTTATATGTCCAGGGTGAAGGAGGTCGAAATGACCGTGCGCCTGGATTACGAGATCCCGCACCCACACCTCATCTTCCCACTCAAAGTCATCACACACCCATAAGGTCTGTCAGGCGGACAACTTCCATACGCCAACCCACTCACTGCCAGCAGAACCAAAATCAGTACCTTTCTCATGAAACCTCCTTTAAGAAGCCACCCCACGGATAAACCCAGGGGGGCGGGAAGGGAGGAACCCGTCCGGGGGTGGCTGTTCATTTCTGTCTCTTCCTTCTCATCAACTCCCTCATCTGCGTCTTGCGGTCAGGGTAGACCTTGGGCCTCCCAACCTTCCTCAAAAACTCCTTCGCCTTCCTGACAGGAGCCGCGACAACAGGCCGGGTGTCCAAGGGAGCCTCAACACCTCTATCGTCCGGTTCGACCGTAGCCTGTGTCGCAGCATTCTGGCGAGCCCACTGCTCACACCTTATGTGACTCGGATGATCCTTCCCACATCTCGGATTCTTACAGATCGGCATTTCGCTAATACGCTAACACTTTCGCTAACCGTTAGCAACATTCTTTTTCAGAGCTACTTTGGGTGATACTGAGGTACCTCACCTGAACATTGCCCTTGCCCGCCTGGCAGGATCGAAAGCCCCCCTGGTCAAAACGTCAGGGGCAAAGCATGCTTAAACTACTGATACTACTTGGACTTATCAGGGATGAGTGTGGATTCTCCTATGAGAGCAGAGTTATCCACAGCATTATTGACTATCGTGATCGAGAGGATAGGTGTCTCAGCTTTGTGTGTAACCTCTTGTTTCTGACCATATAACCTTGCTTCCCTTCGCTCTGCGATCCAGCTCCAAGCTCTGAATGCTTCACGAGCGCGAGCGAGGGGCAACGGCTCAGTGGCGTTATCAATCTCATCTAATCTCATAGCTAATTCATGGGAGAGGAATTCGCCTCTGGCATTCTCAACCTGATTATCGCCGAGTAACCAGAATCTAAGAGTACGTGCAGGGATATTATGGCGACAGGCTATTTGAGTAGTGGTCTCACCTTGACGGATGCATTCAGGCGCTTCAGCGACGATCCTGGCGCGTTTCTCTGGGTCAATTGGCAGGAATGTGCCTTGCTGTGTTCTAGGTTGCCTGCGGGCTAATGCTTTGTGGTCTCTCTTTGTTCCCTTGTCTATTCTTTGGTAATGGTGTTCGTTCATGGAATCATAGGCTTATGTGAGTTTAAGGCGCTTTGCAGGAGTTATCCACATTCCATCTGACCTTGGCCGCGAGTCTTGCGATCTCGGAACGACGCTCAGCAGACAGAACTAGCTTACGAGCTGGTCCTCCGATCAACCCGCCAGCCTTGCCTTGGGCTCGCAACCTCTTCAGACGCTGCTTCGGAGTTTCCATATCTCCATACTATCAGATGCTTGAGCCATTGAATGACTATTTTCACATTCCTTGACCTAAATCAAGTCTTGATGCTTGACCTAATGCTTGAGCTAGACTATCCTTCACTTACTATCAACGAATCTGAAAAGGGGACGACATTATATACTTGACAAACCCATTAACCTCGGGCACCATGAAGCCATACATAGGAGAAACGCATGGCTTCCCATCTGAACCAGCCGCACTTTCAAACCCCCGAGAAAGCACGCGAATACCTTGAGCGCATCCAGTGGCCCAATGGCCCGGTATGTCCTCACTGCGGCGTTATAGACGGTCATTACGCCCTTAACGGCAAGGCGCACCGCAAGGGCGTATGGAAGTGCCACGATTGCCGCGAGCAATTCACGGTTACGGTCGGAACGGTATTCGAGCGCTCCAAGATTCCGCTTAACGTCTGGCTCCAAGCTGTGCATTTCCTTTGCTCGTCCAAGAAAGGCATGAGTAGCCACCAACTGCACCGAACTTTGGGCGTGACCTATAAAACGGCGTGGTTCATGACGCATCGTATCCGCAAGGCGATGGAAACCCGCAAGCCTGAACCCATGGGCGGAAGCGGCAAGATCGTTGAGGCTGATGAAACCTATGTCATCCCGGTTTCTGGAATTGGGACTTACCTTGATGCCCAGAATGAAGTTTGCGGCTTGGCCTTTGATGATTCATCAGGTAATCGCTACCTGCTGCCCATGCCCGGTAAGGTATTAGCCGGAGTGGCAAGCGACGTACAGAAGGCAATAGCCTCAGTGCAGGGTCTTCTGGAATGGCAAAGTAGGATGCCGAATAAGAAGAGCTAGTCTTCTTCATTTCTTCTTGGCTTTTTGTTTGGCCGCTCTATGCTGCGGTGGCGCTTTCAATATCTTGCGTAGCGCATCGTCAAACGGAATGGGTTGACGTTCTGGTTTTTTCTCGGCCTTTTTCATTCTTTAAGCCTCTTGGCTATTTGCATCATGAAGGATTTTACAGAGCGGAAAATACTTTCCGCCTCTTCAGAGGTATATTTTTCTCTCGCATGCATAGCATGATTGCGCCAAGCATCCTTAAAGTGTCGGAACTGTGTTGCCGCAGGTCTTAGAAACTCGCGCGTTTTTTTGTCCTTAATATAGTTCACATTTGTGGGGGTGAGCCTCGTTTCTATTCCATCAATGATCGTTCCCCAATCGTCGCGCGTTGGAATAAATCCAGCTTTTTTCGACGTTGCAATTAGACCTGGTTCCAAAGCGCGCATTGAATGCATGACACAGGCTGTTGATCTATCAAGGGCCAAGCATTTCCCAGCTTCTGAGATGTCGTAACGAGAAGATTTAAAGTTGTTATAGACAAGCTGCCCGAACAGCGGTTCCTCCGGATCAAATAGCGCTACATTGCTTTGTGGAATCTCCAAATATATGAGCCTTTCCATTTGACGCACTATATCGTTGCGTATCCCGGCAATTTGTGTTCCCAACGTATTTAAGATGTGTTTTTCATCCTTACCTATTCGTTCTCGAAGCTCCTTAACGCTACTTTCAGCAGTCAACCCAGACTGCCTGCATATCTTCTCAACTCTCAAAAGTTGTCCTAATACCTCTGCTTTCACTTTTTTTGTCCAATTCCCAAACTTGCCGTAATTGGATTGCATATCCGACCGGGACAGATTGCGAAGAAGTTTCGGAAGATCAAAACGGCGCATAAGCGCTCCCAAGAAAGCCCCGAGCGGGGTTCCGGTCGCACTAGCTTGCATGATATTGACCAGCCGCATTAGGGCTAGCCTTTACCCGCTCGGAACGGGTTTGTTAAGTATATCATGTCGAATATTTGACTACGTTTCATAGATCATAGAAAAGGCTTCAATGCTCATTTGAGCTTGCTAACGTAGGACTATCACGGAGAAAAAATGACTGATACCGAACGCCTCAATTGGCTTGAAACTCAAGGCTATGCGATTCGTAGCAGATATTGGGGGCCGCGTAATCTGATCGTGTGGCATCCTGATAGGCCAGGATTCACAATCCGCGAAGCGATTATTCGCGGACAGCCATTCTAAGGACCTAACCCCTCAAGCTTCCCCCGGTACTCGGCTATGAGGGACTCAAGGTCTGTTCTTGTCCATTTGACCTGACTTCGCTTTTTATCCACCAGCTCCTCAAGGATCTGAGGACCATACTTCCCGGTCAACCATAAGGCAAACTCTGCCGGTGATCCGCGCTTCCAGACATTACAGGCAAAGCACTGAGGGGCGCAGTTACGTGCATCCCAACGGGCGGCAAGATGGACGCGAGACACGAAATGACCACATTGGAGTCGCTTCCAGTTATCGTTAAGACCGCAGGTGATGCAATGCACCATTCCGGCACTATCAGCATACGACCTCCGAATAAACTCTGAAAATACGCTGTCTAGGACTTTCTTGAGTTGGGCATAGGTCTGCCTACGCTTACCCTTAGATCGTGGCACTGGCGCGATCCTGGAGCCTTTTAGCAGCCCTTTTACGTGCCTCGGACAGCAGGAAACGCTCGTCAGCCTTATAACAGCCCCGGCACAGACCTTTACCGTACTGTCTCTTGAATACCCCACAAACCCGGCAAACAGACTTGGGAAGGCTATCCATAGGGGAAAAAAGGCTTGCTTGGCATGGAGTATTTTGCAACGACTTTCCCGCTCTCCGTGTGGAAGGGTTCCGAGATAATTGGGTATCTCACCCCATCATATTCCCCGCGCGCTGCGGTCCTGACCCTCTGGCTCAAAGATAAACAATTGAAGGGCGGATAGCGGCTTTCCAAGGGAGTAAGACTGTTACCGGCAAAAAGCCAGTCCAAAATGATATCAGTCTGAGTCTTTCTGGCTGTGGGGAAGTGAGCAGTCATTTTCTGAGGGGATCATATAAAAGATCACCCAGCGAATAGGACGGTAGGGGGACTTGCTCATTTGGCCCAGCGAACATGTCTTTACCAGCTCTCAGTCTTTCCATAGCGTGAGAGATTGCCTTGTCATAGATCGCCTCAGACGGTTTCCCACCAGACACGAGATGATCTATCTCCGCACGACTGAGATTTGGCGTCAGCAAGGGGGCAAGATATTCCTTGTTCCCCATGTTGAATCCAAAGGATAACTCGGTCATGACCTGACCGTCTGGGGTTTTCAAAGGCCCGAAGAATCCGGAACCTTTCTTTGTTTTATCTACTCTCTCGCCATAATCGGCCATTTATCTCTCCCGCGACTTTTTCCAATCATCCACACGCCAGAACTTATTTATGCCAAATTCAGATTCCTGTTTCGCAAGATTCCATGTCTTTAATGCGAGTTCAAGCTTCGCTCTTATAATCTCACGTTCCCCTGCTTTATGCGCCCGCCTAGCACAGAAACATGCCGGATCAAAGTGCCATCCCTTAACACGCATGACAGCGTTTTCCTTTGCTGGTGAATACAAACCCGCTTGTAAGAACTGAACCGCACATGCAGCAAACATGCTCAGGCAGGGCTAACGGTGGACTTTGGACACCGCGCCTTTGTTCAGTTGCAGCTGAGGCCCGAGCATGTCCATTCAAAAACACTCCCGACCAACCCCTCTCGATTGACTCATTTAGTACGGCCACAGGATCAGCTCCCAATCCTTTCCACTTCTCTAGCTTGGCTAGTATAAGAGTCTCAGCGTAGGGAGTTAAGGGATGTTTGATCTTTATCCGCATCTTGCGAAATTCTTCCCACAGACCAGCGGGTAAGTCTTCAGGAAGCATGGCGCATGAAAACTAGTTTTGGCCGAAGGTTCTTCGTATCCCATACTCTTTTGCCTGACCATGAATCGGTGCCTTTACCGGCAGTACGCTTGCAGGTAAAACCTTTGGTCTGCCCTACGAGTTTCCAGCCGTCGCGCTTGTAACAATTTCCGCTTCTCGGAAGCTCCACGAGGCTTTCAAAACCTATGACTTTATCCCCATACTTCGCCTCCCAATCCTTAACAACCCTCCTTCTAAATTCGCGCAGAACCTTCGCCGTGAATGACCCGAAAGGGTATCTGCCATCAACCTTCTCAACGTGAAAGAAGATATTATTGACAATGTTGTTTCTGTTTATCTCGTTGAAAAACTGCTTTCGTCCGGGAAGGAAGGCGGTCGATGAACCGGCTACGATAGACCCATACCATCTACTACCCGACATCACCAAGTAGCAAATGCTCCTGCCTACAAAGCCCTTGGGGGCTGAGTAATGCTCGCTCATATGAAAGCGCAGTCTAGGTTCGGCTTTGCCCACTTCCTGTAAAGTCACTTCCCACAGTCCTTCGGGTAGATCAGAGGGGAGCATACTTCGGCTTGGTCCCTGTGCATTTGATCCCGACCGTGAAGTTGTATTTCAAGTCAGTCGGCCACTGAATGATCTGGACACCACCAATCACCGCCAATTTTCCCCCTGTTTTTCGCACGTAATTGTCCACAGCTTTGTAAAGCCTATCTACATGACGAGGAATACCTACCCCTGCTCTAGGTTTTGACCTTGCCTTTTTCTTTGGCTTCTTCATTCCTTTGACCTTTTCTTAAAAGCGCTTTGCAGTATGTCAAAAAGAACCAAACACCTAAAAATCCGTGGAGTTATCCACAGGACTCCTTAGATGCTGCCTTGGCGGTCATCGTATATCGCCCGGCTTTCGCCTCTAGCGCTTATCGCAAGCTGTTCCGCACATCGCTTGCGGGGTCGTGTCCCGTTGGGTCCACCCCGATTTCATCTGTCACGCAGAATTTTGCGGCTGGAAATGAAAAACCCCAAGCTTCGAGACAGGCACCCTTGCGGATGGCTTGGCAGCGATCTGGTTAGCGACTGTGGGCGCCTTCCGAACCCTGCCCCGAAGTATGGGGTTTCGCCACAGTACGCTGGTTGCCATATCCAGCCCTTTAATTATCGCATGGATTTGGGATGGAATGTCAAGAGTCCCATTTCGTGCCGTCTGGGCTTTCGTGCCTATAGCCATATTCAAGGTGATCAATGTAATGATTGCACCTTCTGATGTATTGAAGTTGGTCAAGTTGGCCAATCAGCGCAAGCCAAAGGATTTCAGTCCATCTAGCAGCCCGAACATGCGGGCATTGTTTTGGCGGGATGACTATTTCCACAAATCCTCCAAGGTCGAACTAGTAAGGGCTACAGGGGAAGATGGTCAGTGGGGTAGGACTCGAACCTACAATTGCCATTTTCGGCGCTAGCACCCAAATGGCCCGGTGTGCGGTGCGTCTACCACTTTCGCCACCCACTGATTCTGTCTCCTTCAATCTAGTGATTACTATTAAACGAGATCAAATGTCCAAGAATTGCTTTCGCAGGGGTTTTATGAATGCTGTATCCATATCCATGTGATCTGCTATTGCCCAACCGTCTAATGCCTTCCGCAGTGCTTCTCTCAGTGCTTCATAGTCAGAGTAGAGGACATACCCTCCATCAGGGATTTCTAGACTTGCGGTCACTATCTTGTATCTCTTCACCATCTTCATTCCTTTCTGGTGGGGCTAGGCTCGCACTTTCCAATGCTGCCGAACGTTATAGGCATAGAAATAGGATATTCCATACAACTTGGCGAGTGCTCTTAGCTCCCCCCACTTTAATTTCCTTGCTACTTGTAAGCTGGCAATCTGCTCGGCAGTCAGGTTATGAGGGTTTTTCACTCGACCGTCTTCTTTCTTAGGAAGCTTTTTTGGCTCGGCTGGCAGCCTTTGTGCCATTCTGGCCAAAATAGAACCGAGCGGCAGGGCCTTATATGCCCCGGCAGCCTGTGGTCCTCCGTTCCTTCTGCTCATGTTGACAGAGTAAAGAAGTCCTGCGCATAATGCAAGAACTTTCGGAGGACTAATGACAGCAGGGGCCAAGAAGCATCCAGATACACTCAGAGCGATGGAGCTATATAGGAAGGGCTGTTCCATAGCCAAAGCAGCCGACAGAGCAGGGATCAACCCATCTACTCTCTACAGAGCGCTGTTCCGTAATGGAAAGAATGGATCAAAGAAAAGGCGTGCATTACGCAAATAGATATGCCTATACTCTGCAATGGCAAATAACGGAGGCATCATGGACTTCTTCGCCGAGATCGACCGAGTGACCAAAGAGCTTTACCACTCCTCCTCAATGCCTGGTGGAGTAAAGGATGGTATCTATACTCAGGAAAGACGTTACCAGTCAGGCTTTGTAGAGTGGGTAGCTTTTGAAGATGACAAATGGCCCGATGGACCCATAGGCAGGGGAAGGACTGAAGCTGAGGCTATCGAAGACCTGATCGCTTTAGCAGCTTTAATCCTGCTGGAAGGGATGGTGCTGTAGATTGCTCATTTGAACTGATTTCATAGTCATCAACACGGAGGATTTGTGGCAAAAGAAAGAGCAGTTCTGGTTACGACCGTTCACCGGGGAGTTTTCTTCGGATATGCGAAAGAGACTGGGGGCAAGACAATCAAGCTTCGCGCTGCGCGGTGTTGCCTCTACTGGCCTGTCGAGAACAAGGGCTTTCTCGGGCTTGCGAATACCGGCCCTCTCTCAGGAGCGAAAGTCGGGCCTGCCGCTGACTTGGAATTGCGCGACATCACATCGGTCGCAGAATGCACGCCAGTCGCCGTTGAGGCTTGGGAGAAATCGCCGTGGCGATGATTCAAGGAACCGCGCCTGCATGGGCTAACGGCTCCGGCTCCGGCTCCGGCTCCGGCTACGGCGACGGCTACGGCTACAGCTCCGGCTACGGCTTCGGCGACGGCTCCGGCTACGGCGACGGCTACGGCTACGGCGACGGCGACGGCTCCGGCTACGGCTCCGGCTCCGGCGACGGCTCCGGCTCCGGCTCCGGCGACGGCTACGGCTACGGCTACGGCTACGGCGACGGCTACGGCTCTTATTGGCGAGCCTGTATCAAGTATTTCTCTGCGAAGTGGAGTCCTGTGCAGCAAGCGCGGATGCGCGAGCTTGCCAAAGCCAAAGCGAAGATCGCTTATTGGCGGTCTGATGCATCGGGATGCCCCGCAAATGGAGGAAGAGCCGAGCCAGTGAAAGCTGGCGATATCCAACAGGTATCCGGGCCACTCAATCTGTGCCAAGCCGGAACCCTTCATGCCACGCTGATTCCTCCGAAATGGAAAGGCGAACGCTGGTGGATCGTCGCCCTCAAAGGTGAAGTAATCGGTGATGACGAGAAATACGGCGCTCTTGAGAGGGAAATCCTCGGCGAGTGTATATGAAACTCTCCCTCTTCATCTCCGCAATCGTTGGCTGGCTCACGGTCCTGATTCTCGGAGTCTCCACCTACGACTATCACATAGCCAAAGAGCAGGAGATTGAGCGCTGCACCTGTAAGTCGGAGATAAAGGAGAGACAGCTCTACGCGAGCATGTGTCAGGCTCCAAGTATCAAGGGGCCATGGCTTCAGGAGTGCTTATACAAGTGAGCCGTCTTCTGGACCCCAAGCGCGGAGGGAAGTATCCATTCAAGTATGAAAGTGCTGCAACAACAGACATAAGAAAGACGATCAAGCGCGAACAAGAAAGACTTAAAGCAGAGAAACTGAAGAGGGAAGAGGATCAGGCTGAAGTTAAATCCAAGGTCAGACCAATAGGGAAAAGCCAATGAAAGAACTATTCATGAAAGCGCACGAAGAGTTGATCGAACTCTACCTCGAAGATCATCCTGAGGCTGACTGGAGCGAGGCATACGAAGCCACGGCTGACGGAGCCTATGAACGGATGAGAGACAAGTACGCCAGCATGGTAGATGCGGCTCATGACCGGGCGAAGGAGAGACTGTGATAGAAGATGATGATATGCAGTATTTCCAACAGCTCGGACAGTGGGAAGAAGCTTTCCCTGAAATACCGTATACCGAAGAAGAACTGGATGAAATGGCTCATTTGAGCATGCTGCGTAGGCTGCGCGAGGAGGGGTTGTGAGCGATACCGGCAAGGTCAAAATCCACGGTCGTGAGTATGAAACCGTGGCTTCGAGGGTAGCCCGTTTCAGGGAAATAGCCCATGACTGGTGCATTGCAACAGAAATACTCCATCGGGATGATGAGGTCGTGGTCATGAAGGCATCCATATCAGACGATAAGGGTGTCGTAAAAGCGACAGGTCATGCCGAGGAAAAACGGGCTTCCAGCCAAATAAACAAGACTTCAGCTTTGGAGAATGCTGAAACAAGTGCCATAGGAAGGGCTCTAGCGGCCCTAGGTTACGCTGGAACGGAGTTCGCCAGTGCTGATGAGGTAGCAAACGCCATAACCCAACAGAGAGCTGGTGCGCATAAACCTTCAGACGGAGCTATGGAGTCTTTGGATACTGACTGGCAGACCGTAGTAAGGGACGTAGCTTCTGAAGTCCATCTGAAGATGACCGAGGGAAAGACTGACGAAGCCCTTGTATGGCTGGAGGCTGCAATGCTTCCTGCTGATGCGAAGGTCGCTTGTTGGAGTTTACTTCCCTCTCATTTCAGATCAGCCCTGAAGAAGCACGCCGAGAGCAAAAAAGGTGTGAAAGGGCTAATTGGCATGAAGGACGATATTCCACAACCTGTAGCGCCAAAACATGCCTAGCACCCTACATATTGTGGTCTTGCGGAGGACAACCACTACAGGTAGTTGTCAAGAGGTATTTATTCCCGGTCCTCGTCCCAAGAAGACACACAAGACCGTCTATTGGCGGTTTCCATCAGAAACGGGCTTAGACTTGAAGCTGTATAGCTTTTCTTCGCTAAAGCTTCGCAAAGCTCAACAACGGGTACTCAGGGCCGTCCCCGCACCCCTGCTCAGGGTTCCTTGCTAAGAGAACCATGGATGCTTGCCCTAACTGCGGACATCAATTCGTACTGCGGACACTGGATCAGAATTCCAAGCTCTGGGCCATGCTTGGCGATGTATCACGGCAAGTCGATTGGTACAGTAGGAAACTCTCGCCGTGGGCTTGGAAAGATATATTTACCGCTTCTCTCAAGAAACAGGACGTCGTACCGGGAATTGACGGTGGGTTTGTGGTACTTGGCGAACACACCTCACGCATGACAAAGTCTCAGATGAGCGATCTTCTGGAATTGATGTTTGCCTTCGGAGCGAATCACCAAGTTACATGGAGTGATCCTACGATTGTTCCTCTAAAAGCTTATTCGTAAGGGAACGTGCGGAGCGGTCCTACAAAGGGAAATAAAATGAACACTAAGTTCAAGCCATGCGACAGCTGCACTTCTCCAGAGCTTTGCGAGGACACCGTATGCGCCTTCCATGATCCACTACACGCCTCCCCCGAGCAGCGTCCGGTGGCGGTGACGGAAGTTCAATTACTCGGCTGGAGCGAGCGCCTTTACATGGCCGTCCACGGGGATCAGGACGATTTACCAAAGATTGAAGCCGCTGGACGAGAGCTTCTTCGACTCGCCACCCACAAAGATGGGCGGGAGGAGGCGCTGGAGGAAGCGGCGAGGGTGTGTGAGCAGACTGGCAACGTAACAAGCGTGGCTAAGAATGCCATAGCGAGACGCATCCGCGCCATATCTGCCAAGCCCGCCGAGTTCAAGCCCTGCGATAGATGCACTTCACCGGAGCTATGTGAAGACACGGTATGCGCTTGGGATGATCCTTTACACGCCAAGCCCGCCGATGGTATCGAAGCCGGTCTAATCGCTGCGGGTATCGCCAAGCCCGCCGAGCAAACGAATGCGGCCCCTCCGGAACTCCCTGCTGCTATGGCGGCTTCAACCGCCAGCCGCATGGCACCGGTTCCGGCAGTACAGTACCCGGAAGGGGCCGCACCTACCGCACAGGAGATGGTGGAGAGGCTGCAAGATCATCAGAACGAAGGCGTCACCGCTTCCGACAGATACCACCTGCGCGAAGCCGCCGCTCGCCTCATCGAAAGGCTGGAGGCGGATGCGGGGAGGATGCGTGAGGATCTGAACACTACAGAGAAAGCATTTCAGCGCGCTCACAAGACGAATGAGCACTACTACAATGCGCTTTACTTTCCGGGAATCAGACCGTGTGCAGTTCAAAACGGCGATGAAGCTGTGGAAATATCTGCTCAAAAAGTTGGCGCAATACTGACGCGAAACGGCACTTTAGAGAATCTTGTAGATCGCGCTTACAAAATGATGGGGCTAGCGGGTTATCGAGTGGCTGAACATAATCCCGAGCACAACAATCCAATCATCGCATGGATGGCAGACGCCCGCGCTGCCCTTGCCGACACCGCCATGCTCCGGGTGAGCGGCAAGGGGGAGGGGTGATGGAATCGCTAACAGTTGATGAAAAGCTGCTAGAAATGGTCAAGGTGCTCGCTGAACTCGGACGCAAGCTGAATATCGAGCAGGAACACGATGCCGCCCTCGCCGTGCAGCAAGCCCTAGTCGCCGTGAATGCTTGCAGGGATGCGGCGTCAGCATTCAGCGAATTGGAATGGGACTGGGAGCCAATACCAGATGACCCCGCACCCGCCAGAGAGGAGTAGGACGTGAGCAAATGGTATTGCGACTTCTGCCGAACATTCGCGTCCGAAATGTCGGTCGTGCATAGCCGCTTAACCGGCTACGAACACTCGACCTGCCATCGCCCGCTGCGTAAAGTTGAGGAACCAACCCCCACCCGCCCTCCCGTAGCTGAGTCGGGGACGCCGAGGACGGATGAAGTTGTTATGAATGTCAATGGTGCCTGTGGTGTCTATGAAGTTGTCCAGGCTTGGTTTGCGCGCGACCTCGAACGCGCCCTCCAAGCCGCCGAACGCGAGAGGGATGCTCAATGGACGGTGCTGAAACTGCTGTTCGAGCGCTTCCCCGACTGTCAAGCAATGGGAGATTTGCCTGGATGCGTGGACGAACTGAAAGCCGCAGCTTTATCGGCTCTGGCTGACATAGCTTACTCAAAGGACATGACGCTGGAAGTTGCCAGAAACAAAGCGGCGCGTATCTATCAAGAACTCAAAGGATAGCCATGACTAAGCCACGCGAACAGGGCGAGAGCGCAGGGGAGCAGATCGCGGCACGGGAGGGGGAATGATTGCGCCTATGTTTGCTCATGAATTCTGCCGTAACCATCCGCGCTCGCCTTCCCTTGGGTATCTACAGGCTTGTGCCGATGCTGATGCGAGACTTAGACGCCGAGAAATTCAATGGCTATGCGGTAAGTGCTCTCGCTGGATATGGTCTGAATTCATGACTAATTTCGATGGTGCAATTTCTGAGCATCAATGGAAGTTACAGAAAAGGGCCAAGCCATGACCAATCTTCGTGCATTGGTGAATACAACGGAAGAGGAAATAACTCGGGTATTCCAAGGGAGCGAGTGCGGAAAGAACATTACCCTCACCCCACGATTCGCGACGATGGTGCGTGACGTGATGCGCGCTTGCCTCCGCCGGCCAGCCGGTAAGGTGCCCGAGGGGATGGGTGGCGAGCGTTCATGGGAGTGGCCTATCTCCACCGTTGGGAAACTAATTTCCAACCTGCAAACGCTATCGCTAGAGATGCCTTTCTACACCGCCTACTTCGTGGAGATTGATGGGCAGAAAGTTGCCCGAGTCACGCACCCGTCCCTATCAAGAGAAACGGTCTCTGATGGCAAAATTAGAGCGTATTCTGCTGACAATCAGTCACTAGTTATGTGGGCTACCGCCGCCCCGCACTCCGAGCTTGTCCGCACCGCGAAGGCCAGCGCAAAGACCAAAATCGAATGACCAAGGCCGCGAAGGCAGAGAGAGCGGTGGAGGACGAAGTGCCGCACACATGGCTTGACCCGCTGCTCACCGGGCCGTCCGCTGTCATCGGGAACCCGCCTTATACCTGCGAGGACATCGAGCGACTGCTCAATGCCGTAAAGGAGCGTGTACGGCAAGCCTCCAAGAGTAAGCGCAAGCGGGGCTAGAGTGATACCTACTAATCCTAAGCTCACCAAGCTGCGGATCATTGCCGATAGGCTTGAGCGCGTCCATCATAAAGCCAGTGAGCGTGAGTTCTCCGCCAGGATGGAGCACGAGGCAGCACTTCAAGCCTATCGCCGAGCCTGCCTGGATGCCGGATACTGCTCCAATTGCGAGAAAACAACGCCAGAGTGCCAGTGCGTCTTCATGGCCTAGCCATGCACTCCTTGTAAGCCTCGTGGTAGTAGTCCAGCGGTTGAGGTTTCTTCGTATGCGCCTCCACAGCCAGATCCACCATGTTCGCCTTCATGTGCTGGTAGGCCATAGCTGAGTCGCGACACCGCTGCATTTTGATGAGCACTTTGTCGATCGCCGCTCGTTGAGGGTCGGTCATGTCCGCATCCCTCACCCCAGGCTTCTGCCCAGGCTGGTTGTACTTTTCCCAGTCGTCAGCCAAGGCGCAGGCCATGATCCCAAACGCCAGCCCTATCGCAAATCCATACAGAAGAAGTCTTGCAATGAAAGTCACGGTGTTACCACGGGAAGCTCACAACTCCCCGTGGCCCTCAGTGAGTGTGAATATGAGTTCGGACCCTCCTTGCCCAAATGGGCCTTGCACTGAAACACCTTAGCCGCGAGCCTTCTTGATAGCGGCATCGAGGATAGCCTGCGCGGTGTCATCGTCGTGCGCGAGCGAATCGAGTTCAGCATCGGAAACTTCGCGTCCCTCGGAATGAGCCTTTGCGAATAGCGCAGCGAGGGAAGATTGCGCGTTGGCGAGCGATGCCAGAAGAGAGATGATTTCTGCGGCGGTCATTGGCGTCCTTTCAAGTAGGTGTCCAGAGCGTTCAGAATCAGTGTGGCGGAGGCGAGTTTGGTATCGCCGCCCTTCGGGTCGGTAGCGTAGACCTTCCTCGCAATGTCGATACCGTCACGGGCATGGTTAGCCTGATTCTGGACGTTCTGCGCGTCGTCGGGCGAGATTTTCCCGGAGCTGACGAGGCTGGTCGCAACGCTTCGAATCTGCGTCACGGTCGTATATGCCACGGCAACTTTCTCGTTGAACGTGGTGGGCTGCGGAAGGCCAAGAGCGGCACAGCCTTGCAAGAGAAGCAGCAGTACAAATGCATGATATTTTCGTTTCATCATTTCGGTTCTCCGTTGGTTGAAATTGTGATCCAGACTTCCTCCCCTACATCTATTGCGTCCCTGATGTCATGGAAGAGACTCTCAAATGCCTTGCGTGATTCGTTGATAGAGTCTCCTGCTACAGCCGTCCCGACGAGAATACAACCCTCAGTATCTTCGTCTGTATTACCTGGATGAATCCGTACCCCTAGGAAACCTGGAACACCGTTCAGGAGAGGCAAGTCTCGGTTGAAGTGTTGAGAGTGAGTTACCGTGATCTTATACCGTCCTTCAGGTATTGCAGTCTCCCCAGCGATCTTCCACTCAGGGACTGGCTTTCCAGGGACTTCCCTAACAACATCCTCTAGGGTGTAGCACAGTTTTGTATCGTCCTCGAACAGCTCCCCGATGGTGCAATCCACTAAAGACGGTCTGCGCTTGAGGATGAGGTTCATTTCACCAGAAACGCATAGGCTATAGAGGCTGCTGCTGCACCGATAACGATGCCAACCGCTATTCCGTAGGTGAGTCCTTGCAGGAACGTCACAGGGTCAGGTCTTCGGTAGGAACGCCGTCGTTGGTGGACTTGAGAAGATCGATCGCCTCAAGCACCTTTGCCTTGCGGGTATAGCCTTCGCCAGAGGCTACGATCTCTCCGTTGTCGCCCTTCAGACGCCACCGGAATTTGCCACGCGATTTATAGATTTCGAAGGTCATTTTGTCAGCCCTACCAAATGCGGAGCGACCTGTAGAAGGAAAGCTAGGAGTCCTGAGAAATAAGCTATGCGCCCGATCTCAGCGAGCTTTACATTAGTGTAGAGCGCATACATCAGAACGCCTATGAGAGCTACGAGCAAAGACAGATAGATAATCATGGCAACTCCTTTTCCAAAAATTCCGGATCGAATGGCCGGATACGGGGCCGCTTCGCCCCACTCTTTGCAACATTCACCAGAACACACCCATGCCCGTTGTGCCCGGTAACTGGCTTATGGCGGAACGGTTGATGAACCTTCCTGTCCAATCCTGTTGCGCTCAGTCTCACCTTGTCACCAATCTCGAAATCGTCTGGAAAGCGATGCACTTCACGGAACCTTCCTGTCTTCAGCCGTGCCGCGAAGTTCATCCTGATGCGCCTGTGCAATATCCTTGCCCTCCAGGATACCTTCAGCCTTTGCCTGCCCGGTAACGGCCTGCACAAGCTCGTGCTTCATGCCGTTCATTTCCTTACGTGCTTTGATGGTGTGCCATGTATTAATACCTGAGAAGACAGCGGCTGTAAGCGCAGCAATGGCTGCCACAATCTCTGGTGCGTGTGTTATCGCAGCTATGAGGACAAGACGCCAGTTTTCATCCATCATGTTTCTTAGTGCTTGATCCCGAAGAACGCGAGCGCGGACGCAATAACGCCAGTAAAAAACGCCCCAATAGCGACGCCAATGAGCCGTAGAGCCGCGTCACCCACGATGATCTTGTTCTGCTTCTCATGAAACTTTTCGAGCCATTCCACCTGCCTGTCGCTGAAGAGGGCGGACCTTTGCTCCTGTCCATTCCATATGCCATTGTCATTGCCTTGGCGTCGCTCGCAGTTCTCCAACCGCGTGAGGATGTTTGCATAACTATCCTCTACGAACTTCTCAAATCGTCGGCGGTCTTCCAAGTTTTCATCCTCTTCCTTTTATTGTTTATTAACTGGTATCTCTGATGCTGCGAGTCCTGTTAAAGCTCCTGCGGTTACGGGAACGTCTGTCTTGGATGCGTTCATAGCTCTGGCTACAAGAGATTTGAACATCGCACTTTTGCTTGCCAGATAGGCCGCAGCCAATTCAGGTCTGTGAGCAAGGAAAGAAATTGCATTGGGATGACTGGTCAACGCCATATAGGCTTTTCTCTCAGAGACGCTAATGGCATTCCATATGTCGGAAGCTTTTGCATTAAGTGGTATTACTTCTGGAACAGCCTTTTCGATCTCCGTCTTGTATCCTCTTGCTACAGCTTTCATTGATTCTTCTGTATCAGTTCCCAACTGACCGTATTTCTTCTTCAGATCGAAATAAATTGCCTGCTTTATCTCCTGCGCTTGAGAAGCAGGGACATTCTTCGGCAGAAGTGGATTAGTTAGAAGCTGGTCATATACCCGTTCGGTAGCCTTGATGGCATCCTGAGAGAATTCATTCTTGGATACCCTCTTCAAGACATCCTGGATGTAAGCCCCAACGATAGGTCTATTTATAGTCTTTCCTGACTGTTCAAGAAGTGAATAGACTTGATTGTTTAGATCAGTTCCAGCCTCCCG